AAAATATGGCTATCTCTCGCGCACAACTAGCGAAAGAGTTGGAACCCGGCCTTAACGCGCTGTTTGGTTTGGAGTATGACCGTTATGACAACGAACATGCTGAAATTTTCGAAGAGGAGTCTTCTGACAGAGCCTTCGAAGAGGAAGTTATGCTCGGTGGTTTTGGGACGGCTCCAGTAAAAGGTGAAGGCGGAGCAATTTCATTTGATGATGCACAGGAAACATTTACTGCGCGTTATACACATGAAACAATTGCTTTGGCGTTTTCGATCACTGAAGAAGCGATTGAAGATAACCTTTATGACAGACTAGCAGCCCGTTATACCCGTGCTTTAGCTCGTTCAATGTCACAGACAAAGCAAATTAAAGCGGCCTCTGTGTTAAACAATGCGTTTTCTACCGGATCACCAATTGGTGACGGCGCGGCGCTTTGTTCCGATGCTCACCCAAGTTTGTCGGGCAATCAACGAAATGAGCTTGCAACAGCAGCAGATCTAAATGAAACTTCTTTAGAGCAAATGCTGATTGACATAGCTGGTTTCACTGATGAACGTGGTCTGAAAATTGCCGTTCGTGGTATGAAATTGATTATTCCAAAAGAACTTCAGTTTATTGCTGAAAGAGTAATCAATTCAAATCTACGTCCTGCAACAGCAGACAATGATCTCAATGCAATGAAGTCCATGGGTATGTTGCCAGAAGGAGCGGTGGTAAACCACTTCTTAAACGACACCGATGCTTTCTTTATTAAAACGGATGCGCCAAATGGTTTCAAACTATTTAATCGTACCCCTATAAAGACCGCTATGGAAGGTGATTTTGACACTGGTAACATGCGATTTAAAGCTCGTGAGCGTTATAGCTTTGGAGTTTCAGATTGGCGTTGTGTCTTCGGATCACCAGGCGTTTAATTTCAATTAGACAACGGAGAGGGCTGCTTTTGCGGCCCTTTCTTTTTTTATAATATGTGTTATAGTAAATCATCCCAGACAGCGGCATGGGGCTGCTGACTCAACCCAAGACAGGAGATCTACATGGGTACGACAACTTTCTCTGGTCCTATTAAAGCAGGAACCATAAAAGAAACTACTGGCACAACAGTTGGTACAGACGTGAAAAACACGGGCCAAGTTGTGATGGCACAAACTCATCTAATTGACGTTTCTGGTGGAGCGATTGCTCAATCTGATACGAATGTTGTGCTTCCGGCAAAATCTCAAATCATTGATTGTGTTCTCGATGTTGTTTCAGCAATTGGAAACGCCGCCGCAGTTCTAAGTTTGGGAACTTCTGGTGGTAACGACAACACTATCTTAAATGGCTTTACATGTGCCACTGGTGGAGGAGCGATTGGTAGAAAATATCCTACCACTGAAGCAGGCGCGACTTTAGGGTGGTCTGACATAGGCGACGTTGACCTTCGTGTCACTGTAAAAACAACCGGTGCCTCAAATTCAGGATCAATTCGTTTTACTATTTTGTATCAACAAGCTAGTGATTTAAGCTAAGAGGATTTTCTTATGGCTAATTCAGACGTAAAAACTAAACGTCTGACCGGGACAGGCGCGGCCGCAATTGGTCGCGCACGTTTACGGCAGATTCAAGTTCTTACTGGTGCAGGTGCAGGCAGGCTTACACTAACCGATGGTAATGGAGGAGCAACTGTACTAGATATTGATTTTTCTCAGTCGCAGACTCACTCCGTTAATATTCCAGACGAAGGTATTTTATTTACGAGTGATTTACATGTGGCCACTGCCACAAATGTAACGGCTATGACCATCTTCCACAGTTAGGAAATCTTATGGCTCGTAAAAGCGATAAAATGCCTGCAAGAAATAAGAAAAATTTCCGCCCTACTAAATCCGGGGCGGGAATGACAAAAGCAGGGGTCGCTGAGTATAGACGAAAAAATCCTGGGTCAAAATTAAAAACTGCGGTTACAGGAAAAGTAAAAAAAGGTAGTAAGGATGCTAAACGTCGTAAATCTTTTTGTGCGAGATCAGCGGGTCAAATGAAAAAGTTTCCAAAAGCAGCAAAGAATCCAAACTCACGATTAAGGCAAGCAAGAAAGAGATGGAAATGTTAAGTAAACAAGTCACGATTTCTATTATAACTGCCTTTGTCATTGGTGTTGGAGGTGTTGGTTATAGTTGGGCAGATTGGGTTACAAAAACTTTAATAGCTGTTGATAAACGCACAGAGGTCATGGCCTCACAAATTGATTTTATGAAAACTCAAATGGAGATAAGATATGGCAATGTCCAGGGCTCAGATGCAGAAACAAGTTTCAAAGCCGCCTCGAAGTAAAAAAAAGATACCAAAGGGTCTTTCTTATTTTAAAAATGGAGGTGGGGCGTCTTCGAAATCGAAGGGTAGCAAAATTTGTCCCGAGGGAAAAGCTTGGGCAAAAAGGACTTTTGACACATATCCTTCTGCTTATGCAAATTTAGCTGCGTCAAAATATTGTAAAGATCCTAATTACGCAAAAAAATCAAAAGGCGGTAAAAGAAAGGGTCGATAATGGTCACAAAGACTCAAAGAAAAAAAGTGAAAAAAGTAATCAAAGGTCTTAGTAAGGCATCTGAAACACATGCGAGACAAGCCAAAACTTTGAAAAAAGTAATTCAGACAAAAAGGTAGTTTTATGGGTGAGTTAAAAGAATGGCTGAAACAAGATTGGGTAAGGATAGGAACAGATGGTAGTATCAAAGGTCCGTGCGGCACTTCTAAAGATAAAAAAAATCCTGACAGGTGTTTACCAAGGTCTAAAGCAAATAGTCTTTCGAAAGAAGAAAGAAGTAAAACTGCCAGAAAAAAGAAAACCGAGGGTAAAAAAGGAAAAACCGTCGTCAAAAACACCAAAGCAGCAGAAGTCAAATTTGCAAGGTTCGGTGGCGAAATCGTCAACCAAACGCCAAAAAGGAAGACCCCGAAAAAAAATCAAGAAGGGGTGATTGCACGAGGGTGTGGGCAAGTAATGGAAAACCGAAGAAAACGAACTAAAGGATCTGTTTCTTAACAATTTAAAAGGAAATAAAAATGAAAAAGAAAAAAAAGGGTAACAAGGTAGGCGGAGCAAGAGTTCGCACAATGTCTAAGGGTGGAGCTATGGGCGGTAAAAAACCAAAGCGTATGTCTAAGGGTGGAGCTATGGGCGGAAAAATGCGTCGCATGTCTAAAGGCGGAGCTATGGGTGGTAAAAAACCAAAGCGCATGTCTAAAGGCGGAGCCATGGGTGGTAAAAAACCTACTATGATGAAGTTTGGCGGAGGGGCTATGACTTTAGCTCAATTAAGAAAAGCCGCTAGTCAGAAAGGCTATAAGTTAGTAAAATAATGCCTTATTTACACTCAAACGTGCCATATTTTAAGGCATGGGTTCGCCGTGAATACACTCACAACCATGAGAAGTACCACGGCGAATTTTTACATGCTATGGTAATTGGTGTAACAACGATGCCCAACCGTTGTTTAAGTTTTCAAGTGATATTTACCGGAAATGAAGCGGACGGCGAAGAAGAAGATACCGTTCATGGGGGGGCCATGTGGGCAAGGATGCCTTTAACGGCTCTTGTAGCGGATATTCCTTTAGACGATTGGCCTGAACCGATGGAAACATACGACGCACAACCTTGGGACTGTGCTTCCTATCACCATTCTGTATTTGTTATGGATCGGGCAACGCCCTGTCCTTGGTTAGCAAAGATAGATGGGCAAATGTTACCTGCAAAATATTTATTTACAGTTGATTATTCTGAGAGTGAAATTGCAGACGATCCAGCGCAACATAAACAAAGTCATGTTTTACAATTACTTGATGCCGGCGATTGGACAGGAAATATCGTAGCTTTGCCTAATAATAGAGTTAGAGTTACACATCCTGCATGGTTTGTAACAGGGGAGGGAGCCCCTGATTTTAAACCTTCTCAACATATACACTATTCAAAAAGTGATTTAGACTATACACTTGATGTCAACAGAGTTTTTGACAACCTTTACAATGAGGAAGAATAATGACCGTCTCTAGCAGTAAAGATTTTGAATTAGATGTAGCGGAATACATAGAAGAAGCTTTTGAGCGTTGTGGCTTAGAGGTTAGAACTGGTTATGATTTGAAAACAGCTACACGATCTTTAAATTTGATGTTAGCAGAGTGGGCAAATAGGGGTCTAAATCAATGGACTATCAAGCAACGCAGTTTCACCACCACGCAAGCCGATGGGGACATTGATTTAGGCCCTGACATAATTGATGTTTTGTCTGTGGTTGTTAGAAGAAGCAATACAGACTTTTCATTAGATAGAGTAAGTAGAGACACCTTTTTATCAATACCAAATAAAACGACACAAGGGCGTCCTTCACAATTTTTTTTAGATAGACAGGTCACTCCCAGTTTGAATATTTGGCCAAGACCAGAAAACAGCACGGATACTGTTATTTACAATGCTTTGACAAGAATGGACGATGCAGATGCTCAAGTAAACACTTTAGATATGCCTTTTCGATTTTATCCTTGTTTAGCGGCCGGTTTGGCATATTACCTGTCCATAAAACGATCTCCACAAAGAACACAAATGTTAAAAGCAATGTATGAGGAGGAATTTGAAAGAGCGATGGCGGAAGACCGTGATCGTTCGTCTTTCAACATTGTTCCTCGGTATGAATATTTTAGGACAACATAATGTCAAAATTTGCTTCTGGTAAAAATTCCTATGCTATTTCAGATAGATCTGGTTTTCGGTATCGTTATAAAGATATGCGAAAAGAGTGGAATGGTCTAATTGTTGGTAAGGATGAGTATGAGCCAAAGCAACCTCAATTAGGGCCTTTTCGTAAGGTAATTGATGCACAAGCTTTGCGTGAAGCGAGGCCAGATAAGGAAAATCCAGTTAAACCGTTCCTTATTGTCACAACAAATGGAATAGAATATTTAGGAAATGGTAAATGGTCTTCTGCTGGTGTTTCTCAACTTCCAACAGAAGTAGAAACAACGCCTGAATTACAAGGTCAGGTAGGACAAGTGTTAATTAATGAGAATCAAGTCAGCGTCACAGGACTTTCTGCAACAGGTCAGGTTGGATCTGTTTC